CAACGGTGGAAATACAAACTCAACTTTCAGTTAACGCTGATACAGTTTTAGGTCATCAATTAGATGGGGTATTGTTAGATGAAACGGAAGCGATTATAAGTAGGTCAATTGGTGTTGCACAAGCACCCAATAGTTCTTATACGAATACTAAACAAGATGGTTTAGGTTTCTCAACTACAGCGTTATTAACATCTGGTGACACATTTGATAGTGGTATATTATCACTTGTTGGTTATACACAAGTACAAACCGATATATTATCCGTAGGTGCTAATGGTACAACAACTATTAAGTTCTATGAGGATTTACTTGGTACTAATTTATTAAGAACACTTACGTCACCTTACGTAGATGGGGCTGGATTTAAAATGTTATCAGCACCAGCATTTACACCTTACGTTAGATATCAATGGACTTGTACAAGTACAGGACAGACTCAATTTTATTATGATACCAAGTTTACAACAAAGTCTATTAGTGGTCAAATTCTTGGTATGGAGGATTTTATTTCTGCTGGGATGGTTGCCAACCTTGGTAGAAACGTTATTGTTGGACTTAAACCAGATGGTCTTTATACAAATATTGCAGCTGATGAGGATGGTGACCTACAAATTAGTTCACCACAAATTGCTGACCTTGGAAACACATCATTCATTACCACTGGGTCTACTGCTGGTCACACAACAAGTACACCATTTACAGGTGCTACATTCGCAACAAGAAGTAGAAATATCCAAGAAAATCTTATAGTTATTGCTGCGTTTAGTGGAGATACTGCTTTATCTGACCTTGGTGGTACGGTTACATTTAGATATTATGATGATGATGGTAGTGGTAACACACCTAAAACAACAGCTTCTATTACTGAGATTCTACCAGTTAGAGCATTTAGTTCTGTTAGAAACTTTGGTTGGTTATCAAACGCTGGTGATTATTTTAGAACTGAATTTGTACCCGACAGAAACTTAGTGGGTGATGAATTTGTGGCTGTAACCACAACTCACTCTAAATTAACGGGTAATGATTTCAAGAGGTTGGCTAATCAAACATTAGAGGCTGAAAATCAAACCATACCTATTACATCAACATTCCTTAAAGGCTTTGATTCAAATAACGATTCACAAAATCTAAACGTTGTTGAGACAACCAACTCAACTCAAACAACTTATAGTCTACAGGTTGTGAGTGGTGCGAGACCATCACAATTACCAGGTAGAACACCTGTAAGAGTAACTTCAGATGTAACTAGTAGTACTTTAATGTATAGTGGATTAACTGGTAGTGAAATACTTTATATAACAGATATAATATTAACGGTAAACAATAGTAATTCTACATCATATGGTAGATTAAATATTAGAGATGGTTTAAGTGTAACTGGAACCACAATCTTACCAGTTTTAATAGCTGAATCACCAACACAAGAGACTGCGGTTTCAATTATTACACATTCATTTACTGAACCTCTATTCTTTAATAATGGTGTATTTTTTGACATTGAACTTGGGACACTTATAGTAACTGGTATTTTTAAAGGTTATAAAGAATAATTAAAGTATTTATAAGATATGACACAAGTAAGTAAGATAAACGGAATATCAATTATTAACACATCAGTTAGTGCATTCACATATGATGGGGTTAATCAATTTACCATCGACCAAACCGATGGGGTAAGTTTTAATGCTCAAATTTTAACACTTTCAGCAACAAGTATTAGTGCAACAACATTCTATGGTGATGGAAGTAATCTTACTGGTATAGCTGGTGGTAATAATACCTATACAACGGGTATGACTTTTAACACTAACACACTTACAGCAACAAATAGTACTGGTGGAACATATACGGCAATAATTAGTTTAGGTTCACATACTGGTGATACAAATAATCCTCACAGCACAACGCTTAGTAACTTAACTAGTTCAGCCCATACTCATACGTTAAATGAGATAACTGATTTTGATGCTTATAGTGGTAATGTACAGACACTTCTTGATGCTAAGGTTGAGGGTTCATTATTTGATACACATACTGGTGATACAAATAATCCTCACAGTGTAACAGCTGCACAATTAGGTGCTGCCACTGAAGCTGGTTTCGATGCTCATACTGGTGATACAACTATTCATTATACAAAAGGTTCAATAAACCTTTCAGAATTAGGTACAACAGCTCATACTCATACACTTAACGAAATAACTGATTTTGATGCTTATAGTGCTGCAACAGACACTAAGATAGATACTAAATCTAGTACGGACTCTTATATCACTGGTACAACATTTAATGATACCATTATAACTTATAATAGAAATAATGGTCTTTCTGCTTTAACAACAGATTTAACTGGTCTTAATGTTGAGTATAACTTCTTGAAGGATTCTGCTGGAACGCTTAATGTTGGTGAGGTTGTATTCCTTAAATCATGGAATGATACATTTGACATTGTTAGTGTTGAACAAGCTGATTCTAGTACTGTTGGTGCTATGCCAGCTTTAGGTATTGTAACAACATCTGGTAGTTCAACGGTTCAAGGAGTAATCTTATCATTAGGTAATCATGAAGGTTTCGACACATCTGCTTGGGGGCTTAGAGACCCATTGTATGTTTCTACAACACCAGGTGCTTTAACCAATGTTAGACCTACTGGTTCAACAAGTGTACAAACAATAGGTAGAGTACTAAAGGTTGATGCTTCATTAGGTGTTATTGCTGTATTTGGTGCTGGTCGTTCAAATGACTTACCTAATATAACAGCAAATAAGATATGGATAGGGGATACTGATGGTACACCAACTGAGAAAACATTAGCTTCAAGTGGTGCTACGGTAACTATAGCTATTGATGGTAGTACTATTAATTTTGAATCTTCTGGTGCTGGTGAAATTAATACAGCTAGTAATGTAGGTGTAGGTGTAGGTATATTCTCTGGTAAAACTGGTGATGATTTAACATTCAAGAGTCTTACATCGACTGGTGGTACGGTAACAATAACGAGTACTGGGGCTACAATAAACTTAGAAAGTGCTATTGGTGGTGGGGTTGCAACTGATACAATATGGGATGCTACTGGTGACCTTGCTGTTGGAACTGGTGCTAATACCGCTGCTAGATTGGGTATTGGTAGTACAAATCAAGTACTTACAGTTGTTGGTGGTACGGCTGCTTGGGCTGCCGCTGCTGGTGGTTCGTCTAGAATTGCTAGTTCTGCTGCAACAACAGATGCAACACCAACTGAATTAGAAAAGATAGATACACTTACGGCTGAATCAACTCATGTTATTGAGGTATTCATAACATCTAAGAGTGATGATGATGTACAATGGGGTGTTTGGAAGAGAACTCTTGTGGTTTCATTAATAGGTGGTGTAGTTACGATAAGACACGAAAATGCGGATGTTGATAAAACATCTGCGGGATTAAGTTCACAAAGTATTGACTTTACTGTTAATAGTACTGATATTGATATTGACGTAACAGGTATTGCCGCTACTAATATACAGTGGAATTCTACTTACGAAATAATAACAAAATCAACTAACTAATGGCTACAACGAATTTAAGTGATAGAAGTCTTGGGGATATTAATTTAAGTAGTGGTAATGGAGTTCCAGACCACACCCCAACCAATGGTAGTCTTTATGTAGATGAAGATACTGCCATTATGTATAGTAGAAATACTATAGGTGGTTGGGATGCTTATAATAACGTTGCTATAGGTAACATGTGGCTTACTGGTAACACAACAAATACTGTTATCGCTGATAGTGCTGTATGGTATGGTCTTAGGTCATTATCATGGAGTGGTGGAACTCAAGATGGTGTTTCGTATAATGCAACCAATTATTTAGATATAGTTAGAGATGGAACTTATATGATATCTTTAAGTACATCATTTGAAGAGGTTGCCTTAGATGGATATTTTGGTGCTGGTATGTCAATAGATTTTGGTGAACCAGCGATACCAAACTATATGATTACAACAGTTGAATCTACGGATGCAAACAGACAAAATGTGACCGTTGTATCATTTATTGATTTAATAAGTGGAAATACAGTTGAAATAGGGGTTAGAAATTTTAGAGATACTAATAACGTTAGAGTTATAAATGCATCCCTTTCAGCAACAAGATTAAAATAATATGAAGAAAAAAGAGTTTTATGCCAACAACAAATTTAATATCAAAATCACTAGGTAATATATTAGTACAAAGTGGTAATGGGGCACCAGACCATGTAGCTGATAAGGGTTCATATTATACCAATATTGATACTGGAACTTTATTTATTAATATTGATGGAACAGCTACTGGTTGGGGACCACTTAGTAAGATTGCTTATGCACAGATGACGGTTACCGATAACGCTACTGAAATAGCACCAGGTTCCTTAAATCAATGGCAATCCACAACTAGTTTAACTTGGGTTGAAAAGGAGAATAATGGTTTAACATTTTCTAGTGGAACACTAAAACCTAGAACTGGTAAATCTGGGACATTTTTAATCATCCTAGCTGGTTGTATAAAATTAGACCCATCTTTTGGTTCTACTTATGGATATGATATCGGTGTATCTAAAACTGGTGCTGGACCAACAAAAGACCTAATAGGAAGTGCTCAAGTTGGTCCAGGTGTTGATTTAGCTTCTATTGGTGTCATTGGTTACATAACTTTAACAACTAGTGATACTATTTCAGTAGCAATGAGAAATACTACTAGTACAACACCAAATCAGTTGTTGTATCAAGCTAGTTTAATAATGTATAGAGTAGGAGATTAATTATGGGAATTTTAACACAACAATCAGTAGGAGATATAATTTATTATTTAATAGATGATATGGCACCAGCAATTAGTGGAACAACTGGGGATGTTGCCATATCTACATTAGGTGGTGGTGTATTCACATGTGATGAAGATTATACTTGGAGTCCATATATTAATGATAAAGCATTTGGTAGTATATTCGCTTTTGACCATGCTGATGCTTCTTTCGCACCAACAACAGGTAGTTGGTTTAATATGAATAGTGTTGGTACAACAACAACATGGTCAGCTACTACAGAGACACAAGGCTTTACACTTAAGAACCCAACTGGAACTGGAACTGGAACTGCGTTTCAACTTGATAGTGACCGTGTTGGTAGATATTTAGCTATGTCACAACATTCTTTTAATGGAACAAACGCTAGGTGGAATGATTTTTTAATTGCACCAATTATCAATAACTTTATCTCAACAACATATAATGGTGGGTCTCAAGGAACTCAAAACCCTGGTACAATAGATGATGTTAACAACATGTTCGCAACAGAAATATATGATATGGATTCTAGAGATTTAGATTATGCATTTCTTTCATATAATAGATTTGCAACGGAGAGTGCTGGTACAGCTACATTTGATAGAAGACATAATAAGTTATCTATGATGCTTATTGACCAACCAGTTATATTCAGAGAGAATGGTGTATCAGAAGATTTTACAACAAATGGGTGGACAGTAGTTAATGATAGTACTAATGCTTGGGTGATGGGTACTGGTACAACATTTAGTGGTGGTGGTACTAGTATGTATATATCTGATGATGGTTCAACATATAATTATGATAATAGCATTGCCCAAGTATCTCACTTTTATAAAGATATAACATTCCCACTCAATTTAGATTCAAGTCCAGAATTAAGATTTTATTATAATAGTGATGGTGAAATTACATTTGATTATGGTAAGATATATTTTGGCCCAGTTACAGGTATGACACCAACGGCTGGTACAGAATTAGCTAATACATATCAAATCGGATTAAATGAGTATCAAGGACAAGCAACATTTAGTGGGGAAACGATAACACTTGGTTCTTCTAGTCAATTAGCTGGGGAAACAAAAAGACTTGTATTTAGTTGGGTTAATGATGGTGTTAGTGGTACACAACCACCAATGGCTATTGACAGCCTAAGAATTCATTTCTTTAATGGTATTTATATCGCACCACCACCAGCTGGTATAGATATTTTTAATGAGACATGGGAAACAGGTAGTATGTCTGCATGGACAGTAACTAATAATGTAACAAATCAATGGGAGGTTGGTACTGCCGTTGTTGAAACTGGTACATATGGCGTATATGGTTCAGATGATGGTGGAACAACATCTGGATATGATGCTAGTGCCTTTGTATCTCACTTTTATAGAGATATTGTGATTCCATCATCGGCTACGACAAGTGAGGTTACACTTACATTCAGTTGGAATTGTAATATGGATGACAATGGTGCTGGTGCAACACAATATGATTATGGTACATGTAATATCATTGCAACTGGAACTACACCAGCTGCTAATACTGAGGTATCGATTGTCTTAGCTTCGGCTGGTGGAAACGGTAGAATTAATCAAACTGGTGCCAATATTGGTAAATTCAATGCGGATTACAGATATGGCGGTACATATTCTAATATTTGGTTTACTGAAATAATTGACCTTTCAGCGTATATTGGACAGACTAAACGACTTGTATTTAGTTACAAGGGTGATGGTGCGGCCCCACAAGATTTGGCCCCAGCATTTGCAATTGATAATATTAGTTTATCTTATCAACCACTAGCCTAATATTTATTAGTATGAACATATTAAAAATCGGAGAATTAATCAACAAACCAACAGGTTTAGTTACTGAGGCAACTCAAGGTGACCCAATATACGTATTCCAAGAATCATTAGATTTATCTAAATATACTGACATTACATCTAATGATAATTGGATTAAGGTTGGTTTAGGATATTATGATTATTTATTTGCTAGAAATCAAATTATTATGCATACAGCAACTAATCCACCATTTAGTGGACTGTCTCAAGAAGATAGAAAGGTTGCAGCTAAACATTTTGCTGTTGGTGCAACTGATAGACTTGATACATTTAAGGATTCGGATTTACAAGGGTATTGGAATACATTTGTAGAAAAAGCCCAAAGAACTAGGGAAGCAAGATGGAAAATGAGTAAAGGATACATATCATATGTGTTACCAATGGGTGATTCAATCCACATAGCCCAATCTACGAATGAACTTACGAATTCGTATATAACATACGGAATAGAATCACTTGCGATAGATGGTGTTGATGGTTTATTTGATTGGGTTGAGAATACTGGAAGTTATTCTGGTGGTACTGGATTCAGTGGTCAAACATATTGGACTCAAACATATCAAGATAACCTTAGTTCAATACTGAGAAACGGATACAAATAATGGAAAAAGAAGTACAAGATATAATAATACTTAACCTATCTGGTGCCGCTACAAAAATAGCTGGACTTGCTGGTGTAGCTGATTATTTATATAATGTATTAGGATATAGACCAACTGATATTACAGGTATTTCTTCTGGTGCATTACTTACTGTTGGTATAGCAATGCGTAAATGGGATGTTCTTAGAGACTTCACGCAATCATTCACTTTAGATGATATATTTGATAGGAAACCAGTTAATAAGAAGAATAAGATAACTTTAAATGCAAAGATTAGGGCTATTATAGGAAAACCATCTTTAGGGACACAAGGTAATCTTTATAAAACTCTTAGGAAAGTTATAACTCCAGAGGACTTTAAGCGTTATCAAGAAGGTGATTTTCCAAATTGTTGGATAGGTTCAGTAGACGTTAAAACTGGTGCTAGATTCATTTGTAATGTTAAAGAATCGAAATATAGTTATGATGATTACTTACATATAGTAATTGCTAGTACAAGTATTCCATTAGCGGTTGAACCAGTATTATATAAGGATATGATTTTATTCGATGGCGGTATTAGAAATCATATCCTTTCAGCATGGGCATTAGAGTATTATGGACCTAGAGTAAAAGAAACAATTAGTGTATTCTCAAGACCAGAGGAATATCATGGTATATTAGATAGAGATTGGGAAGCTAGAAATATTATAAATGTATTTGAGAGGTATAATGATATTACGGTAATAGAAATATCTAAAAGAGATGAGAGGGAAGAGAAATTACAATTGGCATTAATGAAGAAAGATAAACATAAGATAAAGAATGCTCAAGTATTTATACCTTCTATTATAAAGGAATTATATGATACCGACCCAACAAAATTGAGAAAATTATATAGTGCTGGATTTAAAGCTGCTGCAAATAAATTAGGTGATTGGTGATTACTCACCGTAAAGGTCTGGTGGTGTTTTACACTTCTCCCTTATTAGTTTTTCGACAAACGCAAACATCTTAAGACCATTTTCTTCACAATACTTTTTTAATATAGTATGTGTAGTAGGTGTAATCTTTAGGTTTTTAGTACGTTTCATAATGCTTTTACTTATAAGTATGACAAAAATAAGAAAAAAGTCATACTAATTATGGAGTATTCTACTCCATAAAAATTCTTTTGTAAATTTCATACATATTTATTATTAAACATTATAAAATAATAACTCTAAAAAAAAAGTAAATAAATGGCTGATAAAGTATTCGTGAGTCCTGGGGTGTATACATCTGAAAAGGATTTGTCATTCGTAACTCGTCAAGTTGGTGTAACAACATTAGGTCTAGTAGGTGAAACTACTCAAGGTCCAGCGTTCCAACCAATCTTCGTAAGTAATTACGATGAGTTCACATCATTCTTTGGTGGACAAAATGCAACAAAAATAAAAGATACGGGGGCACCTAAGTATGAATTACCATACATTGCAAAATCATATCTATCTCAATCTAATCAAATGTATGTAACTAGAGTACTTGGTTTTTCTGGGTATGATGCTGGTTTATCATGGGGTATAACACTTGATGCTGCTTTAGATAGTAGTACAACTGGTGTTACTGGAGGAATAACATCTGCCACATTAATTTATTATACGGCAAATACGAGTGCTGGTACAATGACGGAAGTTGTTTCAACTGACCCATTAATTCAGTCTCTTTGGGATGGTGGATTACTTTCAACTCAATTAGCTTATTTAGCTGCTGCCGCATCTGGCACAACTCCAAGTTTAATTAATGTAGTTTACCAAAAAGATGGTGACACATTTAGTGGTACTTCAATTAACCAACTTGTATATTCAACAACCCCTGTAGGTAATATAACGGTTGGTGTAACAAGTGGTATAACTGTACATTATTCTGGTACTGGTTATTCTGATGTAGAGAACAAATTAGTTTCTTTCTTAAGAAGTAGAGGTTCTTACGATGGTAATGAGGTAGTTAATTTCCAAGTTACTGGAGCAACTGATATAGGTTATTCAAGCATATTAACTGCTGCTGAAACAAACGGTAAAGGTACTTTCGGTATTACTGGAACATCAACTTCAAGTGGAGCATTTAGTTATTCTTTATCTTTTGATAAGACACAAAAGAATTACATTACAAAAGTTCTTGGTAGAGGAAATGATGATGGTAAAACAGCATTATTCGTTGAAGAAATATATGATGGTATGTTTGGAGATTTATATGATGCTGATAAGGTTAGAGGTATTAATATTGATTCACTTATTAATTACGATAATGACTTCGATAATTATTTACAAGAATTCCAACCAGCGGTAACTCCATGGGTTGTTTCTGAACTTAGAGGTTCAAACCTTTTAAGACTTTTCAGATTACACACAATCTCTGATGGTAACGCTGCAAATAAACAATTTAAAATATCTATTAGAAACATTAAGATTACTGATAAAGAATTTGATGTTATTGTAAGGTCTTATAGTGATACAGATGCGAAGCCAGTTGTTCTTGAGGGATTCTCAAGATGTTCAATGGACCCAACATCTAAAAACTTTATTGGTAAGAGAATAGGAACAACTTCTGGTGAATTTGCTTCTAAATCTAATTATATATTAGTTGAATTAGAAGAAGAGTCAGATACTTCTGATGCATTCCCAGCTGGATTCTTAGGAACGCCAGTTAGAGATTATCAAAGTTCTCCTAGCCCTTATAATAATACTTCTGTACAAGACCCAACAATCGAGTACAAGCAAACATATGGTGAATTCGAGAATAAGCGTAAATTCTACTTAGGTCTTTCTGAGACTAAAGGGATTGACCAAGATTTCTTTGATTACAAAGGACTTCCAGAATCTACTAATTTAAGTATGTGGACTGGACTTACTAAAGGTTTCCATATGGATAAAGATGCGACTGGTGCAACAATTGATAATGTATCGATTGTAATTAACGCTACTGGTGGTACTTACTCTCCAATTTACTTATTCGATGTAGGTAATGCTGAATTCAGAACTGAGGCTGGTGTTGAAGGAACTGATTACGAGAAAACTTACGCACGTAAATTCACATTCGCACCAAGTGGTGGTTTTGATGGATGGGATATCTACAGAACTGAAAGAACAAATGATGATAAATATATTATCAATGGTACTAAGGGGATATTAGGTGTTACAACTGGAGTATTCTCTAACAGAGCTCTTCCAAACGGTGATACTGGAATTAATTCTGATTACTACGCTTACTTAGAAGGTATTTGGACATTCAATAACCCAGAAGCTACAAACATTAACGTGTTCGCAACTCCAGGTATTGATACATTCAATAACTCTAACTTAGTGGAAGAAGCTATCGAGATGGTAGAACAAGATAGAGCAGATTCGCTTTATATTGTAACTACACCAGATACAGACGCTAGTGGTGATGTGCTTTTAGCTGAAGATGTAATTGACCAATTAGATGGTGAATTCGATTCAAACTATACAGCTACATACTGGCCTTGGATTCAAATCAATGATACTGAAAACAATGTTTACATTTACGTTCCACCAACAAGAGACGTAGTAAGAAATATTGCACTTACTGATAACATTGCATTTCCATGGTTCGCAGTAGCGGGTGTACAAAGAGGTGATGTTCAAGCTATTAAAGCTAGAATTAAGTTAACTCAAACAATGAGAGATACACTTTACGATGGTAGAGTTAACCCAATCGCAACTTTCGCTTCAGAAGGTATTAAGATTTGGGGTAACAAAACTCTTCAAGTTAAAGAATCTGCTCTTGATAGAATTAACGTTAGAAGATTACTTTTACAAGCTAGAAAACTTATTTCTGCTGTTTCAATTAGATTATTATTCGAACAAAACGATGATATCGTAAGAAATCAATTCTTATCTCTTGTTAATCCTATCTTGGATAACATTAGAAGTGAAAGAGGACTTACTGACTTCAGAGTAGTATTAGATAATGACCCAGAAGCAATAGATAGAAACGAGCTTTGTGGTAGAATATTCTTAAAACCAACAAGAGCTTTAGAGTTCATTTGCGTAGAGTTCAACATAATGAACACTGGTGCAAGTTTCGATGACATATAATCGATATAACATATAAATAATTAAAGGCCCTTATTTGAGGGCCTTTTTTATTTTTAATAGATATTTATATATAAACCAAATAGTATGGCTAAGAAAGTAAAAATAAATAAAAAACAGTTAAGTATTCTTGTTGAGTATATCAAGTATGGTAAAGTAAAACCGCAACTTAATGAATCTGAATTATTAGAAGAAGGAGCTAAAGAATGGGCTATGGCTGGACTTATGGCTTTAGCGTCTATGGCTGGTATGGCTCAAGATAAATTAAAAGGTTCTGATGAAGGTGACCTTAATCATTATATAGAAGCTGCTGACGAATTTAAAAGTAAATTGGCTGATGAAAGTAGTGCTGAATATAATCTATTCACTCAAGCTACTAAAGATATGAATGCTCAGAATATTGAAGCAATTAAAAATGTAGACCCAAAAGATGAGATGGTTATTAAAACTTTTAAAACTAAGAATCTTGGTACGGCAACCAGTAAGGTTAATAATGATGGTGGTATAATTACGGATATAGTTATTACTAGTGATACTGTTTGGAATGATATACCAGACCCATTAGAAATAGATTCTATCATTGAAACAAACATCGAAGGAAACCTATTTGTAAGCGGTGGGTTCGATTTAAACGAAGACGTGGCTAATGAGTTAAGTTTTCAATTTAAAGCCATTACAACGTCTAATAGTGAACTTGTGAAGGTTACAATCAACTCTTCAACAGATAAAGAACCAGTTACAAAGGAATTAGCTCAACTTTTAATTAGTAAAAAATATAGTGGAGATAATGAAGGGTTAGCAAAAGCTAGAAAAGATGGTATTTATAATCATTTAAAGAAAATGGGTGTTGATACTAGTCTTATAGATTTAAATATTGAATGGGAGCAAGGCCCAGACGTTTATTCACCAGATATGGGTGATGATGCTAGAACTTCTGCTAGAGAGTTACCAGGTACAAGTTCAGCTAGAAATGTTGGTGTAACTTGGAATGTTAAAAAAATGCTTCAAGGTGAAGCTACAGCAAGTGTTAAAAAAGTAATTGAAGAATACTTAATAGAAGTTACAACACTTAAGGAGCCATTAAAAGGTGGTAAGGTTACCACAACTACTGGTGGTCAAAAAACCAAAAAATTAAAGACTCCTAAAGTTAAACTTAAAGGTAAAACTATTAAGTGTGAATTATTTGGACAATAAGGTTAATGTTTAGTGTGCGAAATTCTGCACACATACACCACCTACGATAGAAACCGAAACAAATCTGATATCATTAGCTAAAATATTCTTTCTGTGCCCTCTATTATCAATTCCAGCATCAATTAAAAGAGTTAATAATAAAGGAGTTGTAGTGTCCTTGATAAAAGAACCAACTGAAACTAAGTTTTCAGATACATCTAAATTAATTTCTTTAAATCTAGTACTAGCACTATTACCATTAGAATCTTTGTGACTCATTTTATTGTTAGCATCTAAGTATTCTGCATGCTTCTTAGTAATGATATACATATCAACATTAAAAACTAGAGTATCAAGAGGTTCAATAGTATTTAATATTTCAATTAATTCTTTAGCTGCTTTAATTCTATCAATAATAACAGCTTCACCGTTAAGTTTACTAGAACTTATTTTAGTTTTTCCAGACTTAATTCTACCAATCATTTCATTATTAAAAGAGATATATTCTTCAACATGAGGGATAAAAGACTTAGGATTAGCTCTTAATTCATTGATTTCAAGAGTCATAATACTCTCTAAATCAGTTTGTGCCGAAGCGAAAACCGTTAATAAAACTAATAAAATTGTTACAATGTTTTTCATATCTATAATTATTATAACGTAAAGATACATATTTTATTTCATTCCACCAAACATTTTTTTATATTTCGTGATATTTATTACTGATAGATGAGAAAATAAAAAAAAATAAAAATTATTTTCACATATTTATTATTAAATAAAAGAACAAAAATTAAAACTTATACAACATGGCTGATTTACTAATGAAAATGCCCGTTCCTTACGAACCAAAGAAAAAGAACAGATGGCTATTAAGATTCCCAGCGGATTTAGGAATTCAAGAATGGTGGTTAGCGTCTGCTTCAAGACCATCAATAACACAAAACGAAGTTGAGATACCTTTCCTTAACACATCTACCTGGGTAATTGGTAGATTTACATGGGAATCTATTTCAGTAACATTTAGAGACCCGATTGGTCCTTCTGCTGCTCAAGCAATTATGGAGTGGGTAAGACTTCAATCAGAATCTATTACTGGTAGACAAGGTTATGCAGCTGGATATAAGAAAGACGTAGAATTAGAAATGCTTGACCCAACTGGTGTAGTTATCGAAAAGTGGGTTCTTCAAGGAACTATGCTTACAAATGTTAACTTCGGTGATTTATCAATGGATGATGATGCGATAGCTGATATCACAACTGACTTAAGATTCGATAGAGCAATACTTTTATTCTGATTAAAAGACATAAATATAACAAAAAATTCAAAAAGACTCATTCGTGGGTCTTTTTTTTTATATAAAACTTTACTTGGTATATTTATATAGTAGATTAGATAAGATAATATTAAATAAAAAAATGTTTTACAATGGATAAAAAACCAAATGTGTTACCCACAGCCGAACAAATGGCTAATGCTAACGAAACGGGAAATATGATTTCCGAGCAGTTACAAAATGAAAATATAGTTCAAACTAATAGAGGTAGTGATTTAGAATCTCAAGTTGCGGCTCAGATGAAAAAGAATACTGATGACTCTTTAAAGATGCGAGAAGAGAATATTACCAAATATGAAGAACTTGCTAGACAGATGGATGCAAAGAGAGCTGCACAATTAAACGAGAAACAACCTTACGACTGGGGGGACCAACCAGAACAACCACCACAAGAGTCACCAATTAATAATAATCATGATTACTATGGTGGTAGTGGTAGTAATAACGGTGGGAATAATACACCGCCAGAACAACCAGCACAACCAGCACCTCAACCAAAAGAGGTTAATCACTATATTGAGAGAATCAGTCAACCGCAAATGAATCAACCGTTTGATGTGATTCCATTACCGTCTGAAGGTAAGTTATATCCAGGGATTAAAAAGAGTGTAAAAGTTGCTTTCTTAACAACTGCTGATGAGAATATACTTACATCACCAAATTTAGTTGAAAGTGGTGATTTTTTAGAGATTCTTATTAATAGAAAATTACTTGAACCAGGACTTAGGTATAGAGACTTAATACCAGGTGATAGAAACGCTATTATGATATGGCTTAGAGCTACTGGTTATGGTGAAATGTATCCAGTAACATTTTATACTAAAGATAATAAGCAATTTGATACTGAAGTTAATCTTTCAGAATTAAAAACAGTTAACTTAAATGTTCAACCAAACGCTCAAGGGTTATTTGAGTTTGTATTACCATTATCTAAACATGTAATTAACTTTAAATTACTTACTGTTGGTGAGATAGATGATTTGGAAGAAATTCTTGAATCTAAAAAGGATGAATTAATTAACGAAGAACAGACTATGATTCTAGAGAATCAAATAGTTTCAGTTAATGGAAACAAAGATAAAAACTTTATTAAAGACTTTGTAATATCAATGAGAATATTAGACGCACAAAAATTAAGAGAGTATGTTAACTCTATAGAATGTGGTGTTGATATGATGGTTGAAGTTAGGTCTCCTGGGGGTGAGACCATTAAGACCTTTCTTCCCCTTACACCAAAGTTTTTTTGGCCTAACAGCCAATTATAAAGAACATCTTTTAGAGGAAGTTTATATCTGTATCAAACATCTAGGTATGACCTATCAAGATGTTTTATCAGCTCCAACATATGAAAGGCGTTTTTTCTTAGCAACTCTAATTAATGAGAATACTAAGAAACAAGAGGTGATGGAAGAAAAAATACAAGAAAGTAAAACATCTAATTCGAAAGGTAGTCGTACCACTACGGTTAGTGGTAATCAATTAAAAGCAAAATTAAAGAGTGGACAAATACCTAACTAATTAAATAGTTGGGTATTTTTCGTTCTGACTGATATTTATTATAAAACAATCTCATATGAAGGTAGTAATCAACGAAGCACAATATAATAGGTTATTCAATAAACCTAAGACTAAATTAATCATTACTGAAAGTCAGTTCAATAGACTTATGGTAGAGGAAGAAGTAATGAAAACATTTAAAGATATTAATTTAAATGATATTCTTAAGATTACTAAGGTAAATGGTGATGAATTACATTTCAAAGTTATTACCGATGATAACAGTGGTAGATTTTTCTTAGTTAACGGTGATGGTGCTGTTCATAAGAATAAATATTTCTTTGTTACAAATACTAGTCTACAAGATGGTAATTTAAATTATGAAGAAAAGTTTAAGGGTAAGATAAAAGATGTTGGTAATGGAAATGTAGATATATTTAATAAATTATCGACTGACATGAAAACAGAACCTTGGCAGAAAGGTACATTTAAGGATATTAAAAAATTCGAAGTACTTGGACCAGATGCTAAGACAGTTAAATTTCAAGTTGACCCATCAAAAGGGGGTAAACTAGAACCTAAGAATAAAGAAGATTTTGAGAGTTCAGAGGCTACTCCAGAAATAGAACGACTTGTTGGTGAGTTAAATAGTATGAGAGAAGGTGAGAAATATTTATTTTCACTTAATGATGGTAATACTGTAACAATGATTATTACTAGAAATAGTGGTGGTAGTGTTGGTGGTGAAATAGAAAAAGGTACTGGTAATTACGGTTATTTAACTGGTAGAAGTTTTGAGTTTGATTCATCACATGAAAATATTAATTATAGAGAGGCAAATGATTTTGATATTCAAATAAAAGTATTTGGTAATAAAGAAGCTGTAGATTCATCATCAAATGACTTAAAAATGAGTTCAGAATTGGAAGAGATTAAAGGTATTTCTGATTTTGGTGAAGAGGGTGCTATCAATCAAGAAAAGGATAACGAGAAAGAGAAGGAAAAAGAAATAGAGGAAAAAGAAAGAGAAGAAAGAGATAATATGGTTAAAGAGTTTAATTATGACGAATTAAAAGATTTAATGGGTGAAGACCAAATACTTAAAGATTTCATTCAGAAAAGACCCGCAGCAATATTTGAATTAATCGGGTTACAGAGAGCACATGGTATGGTTCCATTAAATAAAATATTTGCAGAATGGGGTATTAATATCAAGAATGGTAAAGGTGATTTTGATGGTGATAAATTTAAATCAGATAATAATGTTATTGTTAGATTTATTGAAAAAGGAGATATAATAGATTCTAGACATAATAAAGCCAGTCAAGAGTTTGATGATTTCGTTAAGGATGGTAGAAAGAATGTTGGTTTGAAAGTGGCAAGATTCCAACAAGGTGATTTACATGCAACATTAAAAGGTGTTATTAATAAGACTAAATTTAATATCGAAATTATTAGTAGTTTAGAAGATAATGAAGAAACGGAAGCACTTAAAGGTGATTCAAAAGATGAGAAAAAAGAAAATGATAAGTTTAAAGTTAAATTCAGTTATGAGGAACGAACTGAAGGTAGAGAAACTGGTAAAAAAATAGATGTAGGTTATTACATTATTGAAGTAATAAGTTATGACGCTAAAAATATGATTAAGTAATGGCAAAGAAAGATGATATAGGTAAAATATTTGAGCAAATGAAAGCAGACCAAGAAAAGATAAATGGTCTGACTGAAAAACTTGAACAAGGTCTTGGTAAACAACTTAAGATGCAAAATGATATCCTTAAAGCTAAAAGGGAAATCACACATCTTGAGAACGAAAAACTTAAAGCTATAGAAGAGCAAGTAGAAGAAGAAAAAGCTAGAGAAGTACTAAATAAAAAGTTTAGAAAAGCTAGAGCTGCTGGTGATAAGAAAGCTGAAAAAGCATTACTTAAAGAATTAAAAGAATTAAGAAAAATAGCTAATGTAAGAAAAGCAATCATTCTATTAAAAGAGGATGATATTGAGATGGCTGAAAGAGGTCTTAAGATAATGCAAGACTCTGTTAGGGAAAGCAATAAACTTAAGTCTACATGGAAATCCATGAAAGGTATTGGTAAGACTTGGGGTTGGGATAAACTTAGGTCTTGGGGTGTATTTGACATGGATAAAGAAGTTCGTAACACCATTAAGAGTATGGGTGTTGGGTCTAATAATGCTGCTGCTTTCCGTGATAATATGAGTAAGGCTGCCGACTCAACTACAATGATGGGTACTAGTTTTAAGAAATTAGCAAAAATGCAAGGTGGTTACAGTAAGGCAATTGGTAGAACTGTTAAATTAAATAAAGAGGGTCTTATTTCTATGTCTGAAATGTCAGAAGGTACTGGTCTTGGTGAACAGTATGCTATTGGTATGGCTTCTGGTATGGATAACTTTGGTGTTAGTGTTATTGGTGCTAAAGATTTAGTTCAAGAAACACTAGATATAGCTAGTCAAATGGGGGTTAATTCAGCAGCGGCAGCTGAATCATTACAAAAGAATTTAAAATTAGCACAAAGATTTCATTTTAAAGGTGGGGTTAAAGGACTTGCTAAGATGGCTAACGAAGCTGTTAGACTTAAGTTAGATATGGATGGTATTGCTGGACTAGCTGAAAAGGTATTTAGACCAGAGGGAGCTATTGAAATGGCTGCTAAGTTACAAACTATGGGTGGTGCATTTGCTCAAATGGCTAATCCAATGGAAATGATGTTTAATGCTAGAAATGACCCAGCTAAATTCGCTAAACAAATTGGTGCTGCTACAGCTGAATTTGTTGAGTATAATAAAGAAACTAAATCATTTGAAATAAAAGGTGGTTTAGCTGCGGATAGAATGAGAGAGATTTCTACTATGACTGGTATTGGTGTTGAGAAGTTACAAGAAATGGCTGTTCAACAAAAGAAGATTGAAAAAATAGGTTCTATGGTTCCATTTAGTTATTCTAAAGAAGATAGAGAATTTATTGCTGGTGTTGCTGATATGAATGATAAGGGTGAATTAGAAGTTAATATTGGTGGTAAGCAAAAACTTATTAAAGAATTAGCTGATGGTGATATGTTAAATATTAGAGACGCTCAAAAAAATCTTGCTGATAGAGCTAAAGAGTCTAGAACATTTGAAGAAACAATGAATGATTTATTTATGACATTGAAACAAACTCTTTTACCAGTTGCTGAAGGACTTAAAACATATTTAGCTGACCCATTAATGAAACTACAAAACAGTTTTAAAGAAGAAGGATTTTATGACCATTTAAGAAGTTTCGCTAAAGGTGCTATTGAGTTAGCTGGTAGTATTGGTAAATTTATTATTGAGAATCCTATTAAAAGTTTAGTTATTGGTGGTGCCACATTATTAGCTGGTAAAGCCGCACAATGGATATTTAATGGTAAAATGCTTAGAATAGGTTTCGGTAGTGGTGGTCCAGGTGGTGGTGGTACTACTGGTGGTTTTGGTACTACTGGTGGTAAAATTGGTCCAGCACTACCACCAGCACCATTGAGTGCAATGCAAAAATTAGGTGGTCAAGGTGTTATGGGTGGTAAATTTGCTGCTGGAACTATGGGTAGTATGGGTGCAATGGCTGGACTTGGTATTGCTGGTTCTGGTATGAAGATGGCTAGAGATAGTATGGATAATAAACATAGTGCTGGTGGTGCAGCTCTTGGTATTGGTGGTAATGCATTACACGGTGCTG